GCACATTAGTACTGACCACCAGCCCGACTTTGACGCCACCCTGTCCAAGTCCGGCCCGTGCTCACTCTTTTGTTTTTCTTTGTTCTTTTCCCCTGCTCCCACGTTCGACGACCTCGCGGCCGTCCTCCTCGCTTCGTGCTCTGCATCCTTTAACTTCCTCCCCCTCTTCCTCCTCGCCCTTTCCTTTCTCATCCACCTCCCTCCCAACCTCTCTTCCTCCCTTCACTCTCTTCTTCTTGCTTTTCCCTTTCTCTTCTTCTTTCTTCCTCCTGCTCTCCCCATCCTCCCGCCATGGTGCTCACGCTCTGCTTCCACTCGGACCGTGACCATCACTTCCTCTCCACCCTCCCCCTCGCCGAGATCAGACGTCTCGCGCCAGGCGGCTTCTCCGTCTTCGTCCCTGAAGACCTCCTCCCCCACCTCTCCCCCTCCCCCTCCTGCCCCACCCCCCCCCTTCCCCGCGAGCTCACCTGGAGCGCCGCTTGCAACCCCACCAACTTCCCCCATCTCTTTCGCCACCACCGCCCACCCCCCCCCTGCACCCGCCTTACCCCCCGCCCCCCCCCCCCCACTCCTGCCCCTCCCTCAGCCTCCACCTTGCCCCGTGTCTTCCACGGCGGCGCCCCCCCAGCCGCCTTCCAACCCGCGATCGACTTCCTTCACAACACAATCCAGAAGGATACGATCGCCTCCTCCATCATTGCCGCCCTCAACCCTTCCCTCACCTCCTCCCTCACCCTCTACCCCTACGCGCTCCCCCCGCGCTGGCCCTCCGCCCTCAACCAAGCCGGCATCCCCGCCACTTCCTACGGCCACCAATCCCACCCCCACCCAATCCACAAGACCATTGAAACCCATCTCCTCCATGAGCATTGGGCCAACCGTGCGACTCTCCCGTCCACGGTCATGTTCATGAAGAGGTCGAAGTTCGACAAGCTCCGCGTCTCCAACGCGGCTCTCGTCAAATCGGCCTCAAACTTCCTCCACCTCCTCAACCCCATCCTCACCGCCCGGGACGCCGACCGGTACACCCACCTCCCCCTCCCCGACACCCTCCCCTCCACCCCTCTCTACTTCATGCATCATTCCCTCATGTACTTCTCGCCCAGCCAAATTGCCGGGCTCTTCCTCGCCGCCCCCTTCCTCGAGAGGCTCTACGCCTCTCTCGTCCTCCCGGCCGAATCCACCATCGGCAGCCACCCCTTCTTCCCCTCTCTGTACCGCTACCGCACCACCGGCGAGCACCTCCATTACGTGCTCGAAGGCAACCCATCCTCCTCCTACACCCAGCCCCTCACCGCCACCCAGTGGCTCACCACCTCCTCCATCACCGCCGGCGACCTCCACCTCACCGTCACCGTCCTCGAGTCATGGTTCTCCGTGCACTCAATCCTCATCACCCGCGGTGTTCGCCCCCTCGAGCTGCCCCGCGACATCATCTCCCTGCCCTCCCCCGACGCCGTCCTCCTCCCCAACCCCTCTGCCTTCGACATCCCCCTCCGCTCCCGGCTCGTTCCCCGCGACGTCTGCGAATCGCTCTTCGTTTACGTCCGCGCCGTCCGTACCCTCCGCACCACCGACCCCGCCGGCTTCATTCGAACCCAGTCCAACAAGGCTGAGTTCGACTGGGTCACCGCCGAGGCCTGGGACCACCTCGCCCAGTTCGCCCTCCTAACCGCCCCCGTCCGCCCCAACACCTACTTCCTTCCTCTCCTCTCCCCGCTCGCCGTCGTCCGCCATTGGCTCTTTCGCAAGCAAAGGCCAATCTTCGCCACCCTCACCCTCCTCTCCGCGTCAACCGCCGCCGCCATCCCCATCGCCATCGCCCGCCTCCGCACCCATTCGGTCACCCAGCTCACCATCCTCGGCCACCATTTCACCCCCCCCAAGATCCTCGCTCGCCTTCCCGTCGCCCTCAAGCGCTTAATCCCAAAGCGCCTGCTCCCCCACCTCCCATCCCACCTCCGCCCCCCCCCTTCCTGGTCCCCGGTCTTCACCCTCACCTTCTCCGAGCTCCCCAAAGCCCGGTTCCTCACCTTCCCCATCTCCGGCCAAACCCACACCCTCCTCCGACAGCTCCATGTCCCTGCCATCCTCTTCGCCCCCCAACGCCCCAGCCGCCCCCTCATCTTCGCGGGCCTGCTCATTGGGACTGTCCCTGTTCTGTACGGGGCCTACCGATGGTTCGTCTCCCGCTTCGACCCCCAGACGGTGTACAACCGTTACTCTGACCTTCTTCACCGCCCCACATGGCACCTCACCTTCGAGCGTGAGCCCCTCAGCTGCTTCCCAACCCCCTTTCTGCCCCACCCCAGCTCCCACCCCAGACGAGCGCGTCGGCTCCCCCCCCTCCCGCCCGCCCCACCCCTTCCACCCCAGCCGCCACCGCCCCCCCCCCCCCAACCATCCCCACACCCCCCCCTCTTCCCCGCTTCAATCCCGTCGCCTCCGCCCCGCCCGTCCTCACCGCCCCCCCCCGCCACCTCCCCCGCCTCCACCCCGGCCCTCACTCCCATCCCGGCGCCGAAGACCGCCCCACCCCTTACCTTCCCCTCCCCCACCCTCGTCGCTGAGCCCGACGCCCCCGTCACCGCCCGCCCCAGTCCTCTTCCCCTCGCCCCCAGCCGCCCCTTCTCCGAGCTCTACCCCGGCCACTACGCCGATCATTCAGGCTCCTTCTTCCTCCAGCAGCCCCTCGTCGCCTCCTCCGTCCCCTACCCCGCCCTCGACTGCCTTCTGGTCTCCTGCTCCGCTGCCAGCGGAATCCCAAAGGAAGACCTCTGGGCCACCCTTTGCCACATCTTTCCCCCCAGTGATCTCGTCTCCGACCTTGGCCTCTCCACCAACCATCTCACCGCCCTCGCCTTCACCTACCAGTGGCTGGTCACTCTCCGCTCAGGAGAGTTGGTCCAGCGCCACGGCCTCCTCTCCGCCCCTTTCGCCTTTGAGATCACCCACACCCCACCCGTTCCTCCCGCCACCGTCGGGCACTTCGCCCTCTCCGCCCCCCTCACCCCCACCTCCGCTTGCCTCACCGGGGGCGCCCCTTCCCCAGTCATCTCCGGCCCCAAGGCCTCCGCCTCCCTCCCCCGCGCCCGCTTTGGGCCTCGCCCTGAAGCTCCCCGGCCTCCCCTGACCCCCCCTGGCTTCACTCCCATCACCGAGCCCACCCCTGCCACATCCCCGTTCGCCCTCGCCGCCCTCCGCTTCCGGCTCAACCGCCAGCCCCTCCCGATCCGCCAAGTCCACGCCTACTCCATCGCCCTCCCTCGCGCCAAAAACCTCGTCTCCAATCTCAAGAACGGATTCGACGGTCTCGTCTCCTCCCTCCCCGCCTCCGACCGCACCAACCTCCTCCCCCTCATCCAAGCCCTTGATCACACCGCCGACTTCCCTCCCGCCCGCCCCCCCGTCGGCCTCATCCACATCGCCGGCTTCGCTGGCTGCGGTAAGAGCTACCCCATCCAGCAACTGCTCGCCACCCAGACCTTCCGCCACTTCCGCGTCGTCACCCCCACCACTGAGCTTCGCCACGAATGGAAACGTGCGCTCAAGCTCGAAGGCCCCTCCTCTTGGCGCGTCTCCACCTGGGAGACAGCCCTCGCGAAGCGTGCTTCGGTCCTTGTCATCGACGAGGTCTACAAGCTCCCTCGCGGGTACCTCGACCTTGCCCTTCTCGCCGACCCCACCGTCGAGTTCGTCATCATCCTCGGCGACCCCCTCCAAGGATCCTACAACCCCACCAACCCCGACTCTTCCAACCACCGCCTCATCCCCGAAGAAGACCACCTCCGCCCGTTCATCGACTTCTATTGTCTGTGGACTCGCCGCCTCCCCCGCCTCGTCGCCGACTTCTTCGGCGTACCCACCACCAACCCCACTCGCGGTCACCTCGCCTTCGCCTCCCTCAACACCACTCAATCCCCTCTCCTCGTCCCCTCCGACTCCATGGCCCGAGCCCTCACTGCTGGCGGCCACCGCGCCATCACCTACGCCGCCTCCCAAGGTTCCACTTACCCCGCCCCCGTCCACATCTTCCTTGACCGCAATTCTAACCTCGTCACCAACCATGTCGCCCTCGTCGCCCTTACCCGTTCCCGCTCTGGCGTCCACTTCCGCCCCCGCGCCCAGGACCTCCCTCGCCACCCCCAGCACCTCTTCACCGCGTTCTACAAGTACGCGATCGACCTCCTCGCCCACGAAGCCGATCCCTCCAAGCCCCGCCCCACCCCCGTCGACGTCACGCTGCTCTTCCAACAGCAGCTCCGCGGCCTCACCATCCTCCGTGACCCCTCCTTCTCCCGCATCACCGGTGGCGCCACCCACGCCTTCCTCGCCCACGCCCCACTCTTCACCAACCTCCACGGCCTCCGCCCCACCACCTTCCCGGACAACCTTCCCACCGCCCCCACCTACCTGGCCCGTTCCCTCCCCTACCACCAGACCGAGTCCTACCCCACCTCAGCCCTCCCGCACCGTGTCTTCCCCGCCTCCACCACCGACTGGTCAGCCGCCGACGACCATCCCCGAGTCAACCCCACCTTCGTCGCCGAGACCCGCCTCCCCCTCCAGAGTGAACTCGCCCCCACCCTCCCATCCCAACCAGAACCTTCCCCGACCTACCACTCCCCCGCCACCTTCGAGACCGTCTACCCTGGAGTGGACGGCGAAGCCCTCGCCCGCACCTTCCTTGCCGCCACCGACCCGTTGGAGCTGGAGATCTTCTTCCGCAACAACTGGTCCAACCAGTTCCCCTTCATCAACCGCCCCGACACCGTAGCCTGCAACCCTCTCACCCTCGTCGCCCCCACCCACAACCAAAAGCAAGACCCCACCCTCCTCCACGCTTCCCTCGCCAAGCGTCTCCGCTTCCGCGACTCCACAGCCCCCTACACCATCACCGCCAAGGATCAAGCCTTAGGCTACATCCTTTACCACTCCCTCCAGCGCGCCTACTGCCGTTCCCCCGAGCCCGTCCCCTTCGACCCAGTCCTCTTCGCGTCCTGCATCGCGGAGAACGACTTCGCCCAGCTCACCTCCAAAACCCAAGCCACCATCCAAGCCAACGCCTTCCGCTCCGACCCGGATTGGCGTCACACCTTCGTCCGCATCTTCTCGAAGACCCAGCACAAGGTCAACGAGAACTCTCTTTTCACCTCTTGGAAAGCCTGCCAGACCCTCGCCCTCATGCATGATTACTTGATCCTGGTCCTCGGCCCAGTGAAAAAGTATCAGCGCATCCTCGACAGCCGAGACCGCCCCGCCCATCTCTACATCCACGCCGGCCAGACCCCCCACCAACTTTCCGAGTGGTGCCAAAACCACCTCACTCCCTCCGTCCACCTCGCCAATGACTACACGGCCTTCGACCAATCGCAGCACGGTGAAGCCGTCGTGCTCGAGGCTTGGAAGATGCGCCGCGCCTCCATTCCTGAACCTTTCATCACCCTCCACGTCCACGTGAAGACCAACATCGAATGCCAATTTGGCCCTCTCACGTGCATGCGCATCACCGGTGAACCAGGCACCTACGACGACAACACCGACTACAACCTGGCCATCCTCTACACCCAGTACCTCCTCCACCGCACCCCCGTCCTTGTGTCCGGCGATGACTCCCTCGTCGACCGCGTCCCCCCCATGAACCCTTCTTGGCCTGCCCTCGCCCCCCTCTTCGCCCTCAAGCCCAAACCCGAGACCTCCCCCTTCGGCCTTTTCTGCGGTTACTTCGTCGGCCCCGCCGGCGCCGTCCGCGCCCCCCGCGCCCTTTTCGCCAAGCTCGCGATCGCCCTCGAGGACGGCTCTCTGCCCGAGAAAATAGCGTCTTACGTCGCTGAGTTCTCGGTCGGTCAGTCCCTCGGCGACTCCCTTTGGTCCCTCATCCCCCCTGAACTGGTCATCTACCAGTCAGCCTGCTTTGACCTCATCTGCCGCCACGCCTCTCCCCAGCTAAAGCTCGCCCTCCGTCTCGGTGAGGTCCCCGACTGGGGGTCTCTCCTCTCCCAGCTCAAGCTCCGCTTCCTCACCCGCCCCCTCTTCGCCCTCCTCGACGCTCACACTCGCGTCATGGTCCGCACCCACAAGGCTCACCTCCTCCCCTCCGGCCACGCCCTCCACCCCTCCACCGAGCCATTCTACTAGCCTACTTGCGTGTTGTTGTTCCAATGACACCACGTCGCCCCTCCTCGCCATCCTCGTCCTTCTCATCGTCGTTCTAGCCTCAGCCCTCTTCTGCGCCCTCTTCGCCCTCTACCGTGTCGCCATCCACCAGACCGTCCTCTCCTCCCCGTCCTTCGCTCCCCCCTCCCCCGTCCCGCTCTAGCATCCCCCCCCTCCGCATCCCCAAGCCCCTCTCCGCCTCGTCTGATGAGCCTCCCCGCTGACCTCCTCCTTGGCGCCATCTCCTCCCTCCTCCGCAATCCCCCCACGTCTGATGCCGCCTCTCCGTCTGCTGACCAGCCTGCTGTCTCTAGCTCTCGCTCTGACTCTCGCTTGGTCAGCGCTCCGCTCCCTGCTGCGCCACCCGCCCCGACCGCTATTGCCCGCAACCCTCGTGTAAGCATCCATCTCCCCTTCCAGTTCCTGTGGTATGACATCACGGGCACCGAGTCCTCCTACACCTCCCTGTCCATCGCCTCCCGCCCTGAAGTCGTCACCGTCGCCCGTCCCTACCGCCACGCCCGCCTCACCTCCCTTGAAGCCTTTGTCCAACCCACTGCCTCCTCCGCCACCTACCCCCAGACCGTCGACCTCTGCTGGACCATCGACTCCGTTACCCCCGCCCGCTCTGAGATCCTCTCCGTCTTCGGCGCTCAACGCATCGCGTGGGGCTCCGTCCACTTCTCCGCCCCCATCCTCCTCCCCGCCGAGCTCTCCAGCCTCAACCCCACCATCAAGGACTCCGTCACCTACACCGACTGCCCCCGCCTCACCTGTGGCTTCTACCGCAATGACGCCTGCGTCGCCCTCGGTTCCTCCGCCCCCATCTGCGGCTCCATCCTCATCCGCGGCGTTATCGAGTGCTCCGCCCCCATCAACCGCCCCACTCCCTCGTCATGAACCGAGGCCCCCCCCTCCGCTCCCGCCCCCCCTCCAGCCCCCCCCCGGCGTCCGCGTTCCCCGGTCCGTCGCCTTTCCCCTCCCCCTCGCCCGCGAACTCCCTCCCCTCCGCCTCCCCCCCGCCCCCTACCTGCACCCCCTCCTCGCCCGTCTCGCGCCCCTTCGCCTCCGCCCGCCTCCGGACCTCCCATCCCCCCCGCTGTCCCCACCGCTCAGCCCCCCCCTCAGCCCCATCTCCCCCCTTCACGCCCCCGCACCCCCTCCCCACCCCGACCCCGTCCTCCTCCCCGCGCTCTCCCTGGCTATCTCTCGCGCCGCTCCCGACCTCCTCCGCCTCCTTAGCCTCCTTTCCCCCCCCTCCCTCTTCCTTCTCTTCACCCTCCTCTCCATCCACTTCTCCCCTTTCCCCATCTTCATCCTCCTTTCCCTCCTCCTCCTCCTTCAGTTTCCTCGTACCTAGCAATAGCTAGAGGTAGCCGGTTTCTCACTCCGGCCTTTCTTTCTG